TGGTTCCTTAAATTCTTGTTTAACTTTCATAGGCGCAGGTTCTTTGAATGTTTCTAATTTTGGTTCTTCAAACTTAAATGTTTCTTCTAATTTAATTTCTTCTTTAATATTTACAGTTCGTTCTAGTTCTTTGAACTCTTCAATAATCTCAGTGTTAAAACTTAAAAGTTCTGTGTGTAGTGCAGATGGTAAAGGCGTGTAATTAATATCTAAAAGTGTAGCCGTAAGATTTGCACCAAGTAAGTTAGGTCCAACAGCACCTGTTGCATTAACATTGTTTCCATCAACACCTGTCCAAAGCCAACTCCAGTTTCTTGCACCAGTTCCATTGTGTATAACTGTATCAGTGTAGGTGTAGGTGTTGCCATAATATCCGGCATCATTGTTTCTGTTTTGTGTGACTGTTGCTAGTGAATTATTGTTTGCATCTAAAATATTAACTGTCGTTGAATAACTATCTCGACCTTGTGTTGCTCTTCCACATTGATGAGCTGAACCTATCCACTCACAGTTTTGTACTTCGGTTGTAGAGTTTAATCTAACTCCACCATCCAAAGCATCTGCAGTCGTTGTAAACTGTCCACCATTTTGTTTTTCAGTTGTAATACCTACAAGAGATCCTGATGAAGATACTGTGCCAGTGCCATTTGCCTCCAGCTCGTTGTTATAATTAGATATACCTGTTGTGGTCCAACCGTTTGATCCACTGATACCGTTTATGGTTCCTGATTGATTTTGTAAGTTTGTTTGATTTACATTGGCGTTTGGTAATAAATTACCGCTTGTTGCTGTTTCAGCAAAAGCATTACTCGTCAGCGTCAGAGTAATTAGAAGTCTTACTATTATTTTCTGCATCTTCAATAACCTTTAATCTTTTTACATATAAATCGTAGTCTGGTCGAAGTTTGCCATATTTTTTCCATTGTGCTTGTGCTTGTTTACCAATCTTACCATCAATCGGGCACGGGGTGCCCGCCATTTCCATGCTCTGAAACACGCGCGGGTCCTGACAGAGAAGTGCAACGGCTGCTACGTTCATACCGTTTGCTCTAAGTTCTCTTGATAATTTTATTCTTTCACAGTTTTTGTCTCTAAAACTTTTACCACCAGATACTCCCAAACCAAAAGTTTGAAGTCCAGCACTAGCTGATACTGAACACACATCTATTCCAGATGGTGCAAGTCCTGGAGCTGTTGCAGTTGGTGGAGCTGATTTAATATTAGATGTCGTATTGTTTGTAGTTGTGCTAGCAGAACTACTACCGGATTCATAGGTTGTACTGTTGGTGTAGCCGCCTGTAATAGACGTATTAGATCCGCTTGTATTATTTTGTGTGGTATCCGCACGTGACGGAGTTATAAACCACATCATTAAAAACAATGCGAATATAATTAAGAATATAGTCCATTCAGCTTTTTTCATCCTTCTTATCTACCTCATAAAACATTCTGTCAGAGTCCTCAGTTACTAGGCCTTTGTTCTCAACGTTCCAATAGGTAGTTTGCACTTTGTAGTCTGGCCAATTGTCTTTCACTGTAAAGCTTGGGACATTCCAGATTAATCTATTGTTTGGTTGAGCGGCAAAGTTGCCGTTTTCTAAAGCAAGAACATGAGCACATTTATGTTCTTGAGGTATTTCTGAGTGCTCGACATCTAGTATATTACTATCTGGCGCAGCCCAGTCAATGGTAAATAAATACTCACCATGATAAAATTTTTTGTCTATGCCTCGAAACTTACCTTTTTCTCCCACTAAAAAATCAAAGCAATGCACACTAGGATGATAACTAAAACAGTTCCACAATTCCAACTCGTGTACTGACATATCCGGCACTTTGGCTCGGTCATGCGATTTTTGGAAAAACGCTGAGATAGGCAATCTCCAGTAACACGCACCATTCTCCAACATACAGTGGAATAGTATGGCACGTCCTGCAATACTCGTAATACCAAAGACCACAACATCTTCAGCTTCTCCGTGATGTTCTTGTAAATCATATAAATATTCCCTCCTTATTTGGCAGTAGATTGGTGGTATGTTTGCATTTAAATAAGCCATAATTAATCGTAAATATCTCCCCAAGTTTCCCCTGATTCATAGTCAACTTTGTTGGGGACTTCTAAGTTAACAGCATTCTCCATGATCTCAATAATCTTTTGAGCATGTTCAGGTGACTCAACAGATAAATCAAGTTCATCATGTATTTGTATATGTGCGATAATACCTTCTTTATAAAGTTCGACCATAGACTTTTTTGTCATATCTGCAGCGGAACCTTGTATAAGTTTATTTAATGCTTTGTAAGTATAGGCTCTTTTAATTCCTGGTCCGTGTTCCTTGAGCGCATCTTCATGGGGCATGGCTTTGTGCATACCAAAACTGTTTGGTTCCCATAAATGAAACCTACATAGTCGTCCTAGTAACGTTCTAATCTGACCACGATCTTGCGCGCGGTTTGATGTAGCATTCATCAGCTGTTTTACAAACGGCACTCTTGCATGATATTGATTAAATAATTCTTCTGCTTTTTCTTTTGTAACACCAAGTTCTGCTTGTAATTTATTTTTACCCATCCCATAAAATAATCCTAGATTAATAACTTTGGCTTGTGCTCTTGGTATCCTAGCCATGTCTGCAACAATTTGGTGAAAGTCCGTTGAAGTGTCATTGTTATACGCTTCAATAACATCGTTCACAGATGGATATTTAAATAGCGATGCATAGTGCACAACAAGTCTTGGTTCTTGTTGTGAGTAATCAAAACACCCCCAAGTATGTTTCTCTTCTGGTAAAAACAAAGATCTAATTAGTGGTCCAAGATCCTTGTTCCTTGCAGGAAGTTGCTGTAAGTTTGGATTATTGTAACTAAAACGTCCTGTTACTGTGCCTCCGCTATCAGATCGTATTTGGTTAATCTCTGCATGGATTCTACCTTTATGTTCGTATTTAATAATCGTGTCAATAAATGTTGTATGTGCCTTGTTAATTTCTCTTGCTTTTGCTATGCTTTGCACCAAAGGATGTTTATGTTCTTGCAAAAAATTTTTGGTAAAAGATGGCGACTGGGTTTTTTCAGTTCTGGGGTAAGCTAGTGAAAGCTTGTCAAAAACTTTGGCAATCGATCGGGCAGCCCATATCTGAGGCTCTATTCCTGTTTCTGTTTTTACTTGGTGGAGTAATTCTTTTTCTTCTTCAATTAACTTTTGCTTCAATTTGTGCGCTCGTTCAACGTCCACCCTCACGCCCAGAAAACGCATATCTACCAGACAAGGAAAAAGATCAGTCTCTAAATTAAAAATGCTTTCAATATCCTGATGAACAATTTCTTTTTTCATCATTTGCCATAAATCAAAAGTTAATTCTGCATCTCGTTCTGCATACGACCCAACTTCCATCGCTGGTAGTTGCCACATGTCTGCCTTTGGATCTAGCCCTCTAGACTTTGCAGCTTCAATTAGATCATTTTCAGATTTACCATAACCAAGATAGTCCCACCCTAAACTATTTAAACTATATTGATAACGATTTTCATCTACAAGAGACGCTGCAATCATCGTATCAACAATTAAACCATTTATCTTTATACCTAAATGTCGTAACCAACATACATCATACATTGCGTTGTGAAAAATTTTGACAGCATCAGTGGACATGGTATCCTGCAACCATGACAGAACTTTTTTTCGAGGCATGTTTGGACCTGATGCGTGACCGATCGGAAAATAAAACTTACGACCAGAAACCGCCACAGCAATCCCAACCACGTCGCCGTTTCCTATCACCGATCCTGAACCTGATTTTCTCAAATCGGGATCGCGAGTCTCTAAGTCAATCGCAATCTCATCGTAAGACCTAAGATCCGGAAACTCCTCTGGTTCTGTCCACTCTGTTTGTGCTTTAAAAAAAGGTATCTTCATTTATCCCATTCTTTTCTAAGTCGATCTATTTCTAAATCACAATAGTGTTTTATTTTATTTAAATCTTCTATTTTATTTTTTTTCAAATATCTCACGACATATTTAATGACATTGCCTTGAAAAAAATTTAATTTATTCTCCATGATAAAATCAAAAGGTTGTATCTTTAATTTGTAATGATCTCCTCCCTCTTGATGATCAGATGCTTTTTTAAAAAAATCTTTGTTTGTCACAACTGATAACCATGCCTTTCTTTTTTTGCTCTCATTAAGTAAAGATTATTTTTAGCACGAGTCGCTCCAACATACCAGACTCTATGTTCTTCATCCCTTTTTTCATGGTCGTACATGACAGCGTCTCTAATTTTTTGAGAGTTGTCTAAAATTAAAACTACAGAATCCTCCTCACCCCCTTTGGCTGCATGGATCGTTGATAGTTTTATCCTTGCATCCTCCGATAATTTTTCACCGTTTGACAACATGTGTCTTAAATAATCTCTTTCTACCATGGGTACAGCTGTAAAAACTTCATACCATGGTTTAGTTTTATCTGGTTCGTCACCACAACACTCCAATATATCCTTTATCTCGTTATCTTCTAACAGCTCACCCTTCGTCCACTTTGTATAATTAACAATTGTTTTATAGAGTTTTGCTTTAAAACTTTTACCTTTTTTATATTGATAATACAATCCCATCTCTTGTAATTTTTTCATCACGTTTTTTAGTTTGCTGTTGGTTCGTGAAAGAATTAACCATTTACCTTTTTCTAATTGTAACTGACCAATATTGTTGACATACTCAATCTTGCCTTCAATATCTTTTGGTAA